GAGTGGCACTAATTTTAGAAGTTTAAAACAAATAGCAGTATTAAAAGAATTAAGTTCTATTACAGGTGTTCAAGTGGTGGTAAATGGTGGTAATCTTACTAATGCAAAAATTAGAACTTATGGACTAAGGGTTGATACATAATGGGATTATTACAAGTATCAACAAATACAGTATCAAGTGCAGTTGCAAATGTAACCTTAACAGGTATAGATAGTGATGATGTTTATATGGTTGCAGTAAGTGGTGCAACAGTTGATAATCCTGTTGCTGAAATTAGAGCAAGATTTACAGTTAGTGGGACTGCACAAACAACTTCTAATTATGATTGGGCAGATACATTTTTAAGGGCAAGTGCAAGTTTTATAGATGATAGTGATACAAACCAAACAAAAACAAGAGCTTTAAATAACACAGGAGATAGTGGTGGTGAGGGAAGTAATGGCATTTTTTATTTATATAATTTTAATAATTCAAGTGAATTTAGTTTTATGACAATAGAAAATGTTACTGAAAATGGAAGTGAAGCAAGAGGTTATCAAGGTGGGACAGTTTATACAGTTGCAGAAACTCATAATGGAATACAATTTTTAAATGATACAACAGGAAATATAACAAATGGAACATTTACATTGTATAAGGTGGTGTAATTATGAGTAGTGAATCAGGATATATACCTGAAAGCCCTGAGCAAAGTCCATTTAATAATAAAGGTATCTTTACACCTACTGATATTTATGATTTAACAAGAGCAGATAAATGGACTCAATTTGGCCAAATGAATTTATTGCTTACTACAAATGTTACTTCTAATGTAAGTACTTTAGATTTTACTTCAATAGACCAATATGGTTTTTATGATATTTTTTGCATTATTTTAAATGATATAACTATTGAAAACAATAATAAATTAATGGGATTAGAACTATTAAGTGACGGAGTTGCAAGTGGTACTGGTTATCAAGTTACAAGTATGGTTCAGCAATCTAACGGAACTTTTACAGATGTTAAAGGGACTAATTATCCTGCTATGAGAGTAACTGATAATTGCGGTAGTGATACAAATGAAGTAGCTAATAGTATTATTTATGTATATAACGCATTAGATAGCAGTAAATATACTCATATTACTTATCACGGATTATATCAAACTGAAGCAAATGTTCAGGGATCCGAATTTGGAAGTGGTTGCTTACCTGAAACTCGTATGGATAACGGTTTTAGGTTTCACCCAGACCAAAATGGTTCTACTAACTTTACTGGTGGAAATTTTTCTCTTTATGGTATGGAAATGACTTAATGAATAATTTACAATTTTTATCGCAATTTGAAACTGACGGAAATGTTAATAATTTGGATATGTTAAATATATTTGGAAAAGGTTATACCAATTATTATATGTTTATTGATTTGATAAATGCAAGTGCTAATGGGGGATATATGGGACTAAGGTTCTATGATAATTCTGGTACTTTAATAGACGGAAATGAATATCAATACGGTGGAGAGCAATTAAGTGCTTATGGATCATACGACAATACTTGGAGGAGTACTGGTACAAGTCAAATAGCACCAATATTAGTAGGTAGTAATGATGATAGTCGGGGTGGTGGAGCTTTGATTAAAATTTTTAACGCAGATGTAGCTCAATTCACTTTTGTTACCGTCCAGAGTGCAAGTTTTATGGATAGTGGTTTAGACGGGTCAAGATTAAGTGGGTGTCACGAAACTGCTGAAATAGTTTCAGGTGTTAGAATTGTTAATCATACTACTAAAACTTTTAAAGTGACTATATATGGTGTTGAGTAATGGCAGGTAGTTTAATTTTAATTGATAGTGTAAGTGCAAGTAATAGTGCAACAGTTACCTTAGGTGGTGCTAATTGGGACGATAGTTACAATGTTTATTTAGTTACTAATGCTAATGTCGTACCACAAACTGATACTCAAGGACTATTATTTAGGTTATTAGATACTTCAAATAATCCATTAACTGATTCAAATTATAATGTTTCATGGACAGTATTTAGAGCAAATACAACACCTGAAAATGCTTATGGAAGTGGAACTTTTTTCTTTGGAGTTGATAATTATATAGGAACTGCAAGTGGCGAAGTAGCCAATGGATCACATTATATTTTTAATGCTAATAATGCAAGCGAATATACTTCAGTTGCACAAGAAACTGCTTATGTTAATAACTCATCAATTCTTAGAGGTATGCACGGAGGTGGATTGTACAAAAATGCAGTTGCTACAAAAGGAGTGCAGTTTTATATGAATAGTGGAAATATTGTAAGTGGCGAATTTAAGTTATACGGTATCAAAAAATAAGTGCTAAGATAGGAGAGATATGGCATTAAAAACAATAGAGGAATTTAGAGTAGAGGCAACTTCTGAAATAGAAGCTCGTAAGCCAATGAAAGCTCAAGTAAATAATGATATAAGAGAATTTACTGACGCTGAATATGACCAAGCTATTGAAGATTTAGCTCAATCTAAATTAGACGAACAAGATAATGGTTATAAAAAATCTAGACAACAAAGTTATCCGGCAATACCAGAACAATTAGATATGTTATTTTGGGCAATAGACGCAGGCAAAGTTGATAAAACTAGCGACTTTTATAAAACATTAAAAAAAGTTAAAGACGATAATCCTAAGCCTGAATAATGAAACTTGATGTGATCCGCACGCAGTTTGGCGAGGACGCAACTAACGGTATGTTATTTATTAATGGTGTATTTGAGTGTTATACCTTAGAGGACGAAGTTAGAGAAGTTAAAGTTTATGGCGAAACTGCTATACCTGAAGGAACTTATCCTATTGAATTTAGAAAAGAGGGTGGTTTTCATAATAGGTATTCGGCTAGATATAAAAATGCACATTATGGAATGCTTGAAATAAAAGATATACCTAACTTTAAATGGGTGCTTTTTCATAGTGGTAATACCGACGAAAATTCGGCAGGTTGCGTTCTAGTTGGCGATACACAACAAGACTTAGATGTAAGTAAGGACGGTTTTATAGGGTCAAGTCGTAATGCTTATAAAAAAATGTATGATAAGATTGCAGTTCCTATGGTTAATGGCGAAAAAGTAACATTAACTATATCAAGTATCAATTGTGATCCGCAAGTTTCCAATAAAAGTACTGATGATTTAATGCTAACGCAAGTAGTAGATGATAAGTTTAATAAAATAATTAAAGATTTAAAACAAATAAAATCAGCAGTTTTAAAGAATAAAATAGTATAACTTCCAACCGAGTAACTATATTGCTAAAATTATATAAAAAGTAATTTTAGGAGAAAAATGAAAAAAAATAATTGGAAAGCTTATTGGAAGTTTATGTTTTCAAAAGCATTTAGAACAGGATTACAATCTGCAATATCTTTATACCTAGCAAATAGTACAGGAATAATTGACGCAGACTTGTTTGAATTATTAGGAGTGGCATTTTTAAGTTCATTTATTACAGTAATTCAACACGCATTAGAACAGTATAAGCCTAAGGCAACCTTTGAGGATTAATGGAAGCTAAGGTAAATTTAGGACAAATATTACAAGGTGGTTTAGCTGCCTTAGTAGCTTGGTTATTTAAAACAGTAAATGACCTACAACAAGAAGTAGCAACTTTAAAGGCTCAAGTAGTAGCTTATCAAGAAAGTATTGCAGGCTTTAATCAAAATTTAACAATAATAGAAGAAGTTATAAGAGAGATATTGTTTAAAGTAGGCGGTTAATGCTTAAAAAATTAAAAGATAATTTAGCTTTAGTAGTAACTGGTATTACTTTATTAGGTTCAATTGGTGCTGGTTTTCAATCAGTCTCAAATATAGTTAATACTTTAACTGGTATTGATGAACGTATGAATAATATTGAATATGAATTTTACCAGTTAAAAGAAAGTACTATGGTATCAAATGATATAGCAATACTTTATGAAAAAATATATCAATTAGAACAAGTTGCATATAATGCCGAATATTTAGAAAATGAATTAACAATATTAAGGGCAAATTACCAAAATTTAGAAACAGAAGTAAGGGATTTAGAGTGGAAAGTCGATGACTTTCAAAATAGGTATATATCTGACTTAAATAATCCAAGTCAAGATAGTCAATCATATGAACTTATGAAATGGGAGTGGCAAGATTTACAAAAAAAAGTAACAATATTAGAAACTAACCAACTTGAAACATGGCAGTTAGATGATATTAAAAATAGAATTGCATATTTAGAAGCAATGAATCATGGACATTAAGGAGATTTATAATGGAAAATATTTTTATGAGTATAGTATCGCTTTATTTTTTAATAAAAATGATATACTTTATACTACAAAAGGTCGATAAAATTGAAAGAATTACGCAAGAATTAGAGTGGGATTGGATTACAGGACCAAACGAAAATGAGCGATAACGGTTATACAAATAAAGAAATGCTTAACTTGCTCTTAAAAGGGCAAGAGGATTTGCAAAAAGAAGTTAATCAGCTATTTGATTTAGTTAATACAAGACCAACTCGTATGGAAATAACAGGTTGGATCACTGCATTTGCAGTTCTTTTTGCTAGTTTTAGTTCTTTATTGAATTAAATTGCTAACATAACCTTATGACCGATAAGGTTAAAAAGTTAATAAAAAACAAGAAAGAAGTATTACACAACGACGAATTAGGCAATAATTACTATCCAAGTGGTTGGAAACCTCAAAGAAGTTGGGATAATAATACGAATAGTGGCGAAGTAACGCACATACAACCTGAAACAGATAATTTTAAATTTAACTCACTACTTAATAGTTGGGGCTTTAATCCTGATGAATTTTATATTGAAGAAGAAAGTATTAAATTTAGCACTTGGGACACGCAATTAAAAGGTGGCCGTATAGAGCAAATGTATGCTTTTAAGGCAACTATAAGAAGAAAAAAACCTAAACACGATAAATACTTTAAAGAGTTACAAAGGTATGTTAAAAGTAAAAAACTAATACAAATTAAAAAATATAAAGGCACACATGCATACTTTTATATTTGTGCTGATTGGCAATTTGGTAAAGCTGAATATAACGCAGATTGGGGTAGCGATGAAACTGTTGCATATATAAAACAAAGCATAAAAAAAGCACAAGAAGAAATAAAACACTTAAATAAAAGCGGATCACTTATAGATGAGATATATATTATAGGAATTGGGGACTTAATTGAAAATTGTTATGGATTTTTTGACCACCAACCATTTAATGTTGAGCTAACTAGGACCGAACAAGAACATATTGCAAGGTTAATGGTAATTGAAATATTAGACGGCTTTATAAAATTAGCACCAAAAATAGTTATTGGCGGTGTTATAGGTAATCATAGTGAATATAGAAGTGGTAAAACTTCAATTAGTACTACAAGATTAGACGGAAGTGATACTGCAATATTTCAAATAGTTGGCGAAATAATTTCAGGAAGAGAAAGATATAAGCATGTTAAAACTGTTATACCTGATGATTTTTATTTAACTTTAGAAGTAAAAGATAAAAGGATTACTTTTTATCATGGCCATATGACTGGAGGTGGAGGTAATGCTGAAAATAAATTAATTAATTGGTGGAAAAACCAAGCTATGGCTAGATTACCTGCAGGAACTTCTGATTTATTAATAACTGGCCATTACCACCATTTAAGAGTATTAACTGAAAGAGGTAGGACTTGGATCCAAAGTCCAAGTTTAGACACTTCAAAAGAATTAGAAGCAAGATTAGGTCTAACTACAAGTCATGGAGTATTAACTTTCACATTATCTAAACAAGGTTGGGATAACTTAAAAATTTTATAAATATCTATGGTAACTTGTACCATACTTAAATTTACTTTTGTCTGAGGGCATTCTCAAGGGTCTAAATAGTCAATGTTTATGGGCTTTTAGAAAAGGGGCCATAAAATACCATAAATTTTATAACTATGTTATACTTTTTATATGGTAGATAAGAAAATTGTCGGTATTGAAAATACTGGTAATGGACCAAAAGTACTTATAGAAAATGGCGATATTATGGAAAGTAAAGACCTGCCTCTAGGTATAATTAGATTAAATTTAGAGTATGATGACATTTTTACTTTCGCCAATAATAACATGCCTATTGTTAGTTGAACCTACACCAACAACAATAGTCGAATATCGCAATTGCAAAGTAGTTGAGCACCAAATAGAAGTGGTGCAAGTTTGGCAACCACTTATTGAAAAACATTTTTACGAAGAAGATATTATTAAGGCTTTACAAATAATATATTGCGAGTCAAGAGGAAAAAGTAAAGCAGTAGGAAATAATACTAATGGAACACAAGATATAGGACTTTGGCAATTTAATGACAAAACTTGGGCTTGGCTGAAAGGAAAATTAAAATTTGACGGAACGAGATTGGATCCGCTTTTATCTACTAAAGTGGCGCGTTGGTTGGTATATAATGACGGCTGGCATCATTGGAATAGTAGCAAGCATTGTTGGGGTCCTAAATGAAAGAAATAAAAAATAGAAGTTATTGCACAACTTATGTTAAAGATAATGGTACATTTATAACAATATGTAACTATAAATATGGACACGCACACCACAAATGATATTTGATAATCCTATATTAGACGATTTAGATGATGAGTTAGATAATTATGGCTTTGGAGAAGTAGATGAGGACTATTGCAAAGCATTATTAGTAAGTATTGACGATTATAAAGGTGGATCACTAAGCAGTAAAAGTCATTTAAAAAATGCTATTTATGACTGGAATATAGAAAAACAATGGAATAGTCCTAATGCAAAAGTACTACATTTAGACCAAAAAGCATTTATGTTTATTAGTTTTACTAAACGAGAGCCGAGACATTGCACTTTAAGACATTTTTTTGTTTTAGAAAATTATAGAGGAAAAAATATTGGCTCTGAAATGATGAGTTACTTAAGTAAGGAAATTTTAGATAACAAAGTAAGGTACCTTAGATTTTTTGCTAATAAACCAAGTATTGGTTTTTATGAAAGTTTAGGCTATAAATGGCACGGATTATCTAAAACTGGCCTGCCTTTTACTTATTGGGACTTATTATTAGAAGACTTAGCACCTCTACCAAATTCACAAAAACGCTACATAGTTTAAAATTAACTGCTATATTTAATTAAAAGTACTAGACAACCTTTAAAACTAGGAGGAATAATGGCTAATGAGCCTGAATATACAAAAGACCTAACTATATTAGGCAAAAAGACACGAAATCCTATGGAGCAATTGGAAACTTTTCCAACTCCAAAAAATACTAAAACAGTAGAGTTTTGGACAGACGAATTAACAAGTTTATGTCCAATGACTGGGCAACCTGATTTTGGCCAATTAACGATTTTATATGAACCAAATGAGTTATGTATTGAAAGTAAATCTTTAAAGCTATATTTATGGACATTTAGAGAAGTTGGTCATTTTTGCGAAGCATTAGCAAGTGATATTGCACAAAAATTATTTGATACTTTGGATCCTAAATGGGTAAAAGTTACAAATAAACAAAGTAAAAGAGGCGGTATTGAAACTACTTCAGTAGGATATTGCGAACAATGAAAAGAGCAGTATTAAGTTTAAGTGGTGGTATGGATAGTACGGCTTTATTAGTGTCATTTTTAGCTAATGACTATAAAGTAAGTGCTTTAAGTTTTGATTATGGACAAAAACATAAATTAGAACTGGAAAGATTAGCTGATAATTTAGTTTATTTAAAAGAAAAAGGTTTTCAAGTTGAACATACTATTTTAGATGTAAGTCAATTAGGTAACATATATGAATCTGCTTTAGTCACTGATAATATTGAAGTACCTGAAGGTCATTACGAACAAGATAATATGAAAGCGACTGTTGTCCCAAATAGAAATATGATATTTTTCTCAATGATAGCCGGATATGCCCTGTCTATTGCAACGAGAGAAAACTGCCAAGTAGATATTGGCTTAGGTGTTCATAGCGGAGACCATGAAATTTACCCTGATTGCAGACCAGAATTTTATGTCGAAGCTATGAATGCTTTTAGAATTGGAAATTGGGATAACGAATTAGTGCAATTAAAGTTGCCTTATATTGACGGAGATAAATTCACAATACTTCAAGATTGTGATTCTAATTGCAATAAGTTAGGTTTAGAATTTAATACTATTTTTGCTAATACTAATACAAGTTATGCTCCTGATGAAAAAGGACGTGCTAATGGTAAAACAGGAAGCGATGTCGAAAGAATATTAGCCTTTTGGAAATTAGGTCGTAGAGATCCAGTTGAATATATTGACGGTTGGGATAATGCACTTGAAAATGCTCTTAAATTAGAAAAAGAGTGGACCGAAAGCAAGTAAATAAATGTTTACAATTGGTAAAGTATTTGAATTTGCTAGTGCGCACCAATTACATGGTTTAGAAGAGGGTCATAAGTGCGGTAGGTTGCACGGCCATAATTATAAAGTTGAAGTTATATTAAGTTCAAATGAAGTTAATAATGACGGCTTTGTATTCGATTATGGAAAAATGGACTTTATAAAAAAATATATTGATAATGAATTAGACCATAAAAACTTAAATGATATATTTGACTTTCAAACTAGTGCTGAAAACTTAGCACAATATTTATATCATTATTTTAAATTAGCTTTTAGCCAAATAGATAAAAATTTATTAGTACAAGAGGTAGTAGTTAGCGAAACACCAAAGACTTTTGCTAGTTATAAACAATAATGACTAATGCAGTTAGGTTGCCATTAATTAGGATTAATGAAATATTTGGACCTACTTTTCAAGGCGAGGGACAAACAGTAGGTAAGTTATGTGCTTTTATTAGGACAAGTGGTTGCAATTTAACTTGTAGCTGGTGTGATACTCCTTATACATGGGACTGGAAAGGTAAAAATGGAGTTATATATGATCCAAAAAAGGAAACTATCGGTATGTATCCTGAACAAATTTTATTTCAAATTAGTCAAATGAAATTACCTAAAGGTAGTCATATTGTTATAAGTGGTGGCGAACCAATGGTACAACAAACTAAGTTGTTAATTATTATGAAAATGCTAAAACAAGAAAAATATAAAATAGAAATTGAAACTAATGGAACAGTACAAATAAAAGATGAAGAGTTTTTTAAATATGTTGATTATATAAATTGCAGCCCTAAGTTACCTAATAGTGGTATGAGTTTAGATAAAACTATTAAACCTAAAGTTTTGCAACAATATCAAAGTAACGCAAAAAATTGTATGTTTAAGTTTGTAGTAAGTGATCCGCAAGATTTAGACATAGTTAAAAATATAGTAAAAGAAAATAAATTAAGAAATATTTATATTATGGCAGAGGGTAGTAATAACAAAGACCAATTTATAAATATGTATAATTTAGCTCCTGAAATATTAAAGGCAGGTTTTAATTTAAGCCCGAGGTTGCATACTTTATTATGGAACAAGGAAAGAGCAAAATGAACCAAAAAAGGATAGAACAACTAATAGTTTCATTATTAAGAGAGTTAGGCGAAAATCCAAAAAGGGACGGACTATTAGAAACACCTAAAAGAGTTGCTAAATATTGGAACGAATTTATTAATTACGAACCAGGAAAAATTGAAACAACATTTGAAGCAGTAAAAGCTGACCAAATGGTAATAGTAAAAAATATAAAAGTATGGTCTTTATGTGAACACCATTTAATGCCTTTTAATTCAACTATTTCAATAGGTTATATAACAAAAAAGAAAGTCTTAGGTTTATCTAAATTTGCTAGAGTTGCACATAAACATGCACATAAATTACAATTACAGGAAAAATTAGTACAGGATATAGCAGACGAACTTGGATCACTTGTTGAAACAAAAGATATTGCAGTTTATGCAGAGGGGCAACATTTATGTATGGTTGCAAGAGGTATTAAAACAGACGGCCAAATGATTACTTCCGTAATGCAAGGAGCCTTTAGAAAAGAGCCCGAAACTAGGGCTGAATTCCTTAGTTTAGTTAAATAAAAAAATATACAAGAAGTTGTTGTTTTTCTTAATATAGGTATATAATAAACTTATATTAACGAGGAGTAGTAAATGAAAGTATATAAAGCCAAAAATGATAATGATATGTTACTTACTGGCAAAGAATATGTAGGTTATATCAAAGGTGCAAGAGTTTTTTTAACTCATGTAGCTAGTTCCGATAGAATAGTGCAATTGTATAGTCCTATTATAACTGACCCTATTAACTTAGAGTTAATTAGTGATAGTGCTGAAATTGGTCTTAACCATAATGCAAAGCCTATTCCTAGAGGTAATCGAGGTGTTAGATAATGGAATTAGAAAATATATTATACATTATAAAAAACGCTAAAAAATTAGATAGAGATGATTTGCATACAATTGCTAAGTGTGCAGATGATATTATTGTTGAACGATTTATTAAAGGAGAAAAGTAATGAAGTTATTTATTAAGTTAGTAATAATTGCAATAACAAGTGCAAAATATTTGAATTGGCAAAAAGTTAATCAAGATTTAGCTATGAGTTTAGCTAATTCTAGATTAATGTTTCATCCTGAAACTGAAGAGGCTAGAAAATATCTTACTAATGATGAAGTAAGACTATTAGTAGAGGATATATAATGGACACTTTATACAATGGTGCAAACTTATATGAGTGGATAATGATGATATTTATGACCATAATGTTTGGATCACTTATATGGGAGATACAAAAATGGTTAGAGCGAGAACCAAAAAAAGATTATACGGACTTTATTGGCCGTATGCAAAATGGCGAAACCTTACATAGTACTAATATGTTTGGCGAAAATGAAGAGAGGATATAATTATGCCTATTTTATATAAAACTGTGAAAAGACAAGCGCATAGAGAAGTTACTGGAGTTAGAAAAAATCAAGGTCATTATCCTCTAATTAATAAAACTAAAAATGTATGGAGATATACATTTTATTATCAAGTAGAAAAAGGTGTAGGAGATTTATTTTATACACAAATTGAAACTGATAAAGGTTATCAATATGCAGAAAGTGCTGCAATAGGTAGAGCAAGTTGGGACGATTGCAAATATGTTTATTATATATCAAAAAAGAAAGTAGCATAATGGCCAAAGAATTAAGCACTTGTTGGATATGTTTAAAAACTATAAGAGGTATTCCTAATAATGCGGATCCGGTAAGCATAGGAGTATGTTGCGATAAATGTAATAGAACAAAAGTAATACCGGCAAGATTGGAGAAAATAAAAAATGAAATTTGACGATGAATATTTTTTAAATAGTCATAAAGATGATTATCGAGAATTAGTTCAATTTAAAAGGAACTATTTACGAAAAAGTAAAAGAAAATTATTATGGGCTAGAAGTTCAATTGCAGGTTTTGGTGGCGATACTATGCAAACTTGTGCAAGAACTTTAGTTGAGTGGGATATTTTAGATAGTCCAAGCTCAGTAATTGACTTTTATGAAAAGCCATGGAAATGGGAGCACGAACTTTGTTTATTGGTACAAATATTAGATTATGATGATAAAGACCAATTTAGTGATAAAGTAACTGAAGTGATCCGCAGTTGTTTAGATAATCAATCCGATAGTTATTATTCTGTTATTGATATTGTTAATGAGGCTATAAAAGACACTAAAGAAAGTATTGCTTATTATAAAGAGCAATTAGAGGTGGCTTAAATGGATTTAGCTGATGATATTTTAGAAAAATTATTTAATGACTTTACTGATAACTTTATGACCGCTACTGATATTGCAAACTTACTTAAAGTAAAAGAAAGAACTATTTGGCAATATAAGGCAAGCGAGAAAATGCCGGCCCCTTTTGGTTATATTGATAATAAACCAATATGGGCTAAAAAAAATATAACTGATTGGGTAAAAACAGGAAATCTATCCCAAGTAACTAATATAATATCGATTAAGTAACTAAAGGAGTTCAAATGAACAAAGAAATTATGGTGCAAGTAGCACTAAAAGGGGCTGTGGAGTTAGCAGTAAATGATAAAATTAAAGTAGGAGATATTAGTTCGGAAACTAATACTTTGTTTCAAGCAATGATAAGAATTGTTGGCGAGGATAAAAGTAGTAGTTCTGATTACACTTCTCAACCAATTCAAACTGGATCCGGAGGAAGTGTACCTATGACTGATAAACAGGAATATTTGTTAAATAAGTTATGCGAAGAACTTAATATAACTGAAAATATGTCTAATTATACTTTAGCTCAAGCAAGTGCAAAAATAACTGAACTAAAGGCATTACAAACAAGTAAGTAATTAAGGAGATTGAATATAATCTCCATACGTACGGAACACCTTTTTAGCTTCATTTCAGCCCTTTAGTGAAACGCAAGCTAGAAAGAAAATTGTTAGGCAGGAAAAGAATTAACTACTCCGCACCTGCCTAGCAGTTAAAAAATAGCCTATTTATAACAACTTTAGAAAAAACATACCTGAGGTTGCCCTGAGACAAGAGGAAAAATAATTCAGGCATAAACGGTAAGACCTAGGAGCTTATAATCATTAAGGATATAGGAGTTAGTAAAATTGGATAAATTAGATATAGATAATAGATTTGTAATTATACCTGAATGGATTTTATTAAGTAATATTTCTGATAAGGCAAAAGTCCTTTATGGTGCTTTATGGAAATATGCAGATAGAAATACTAATAAATGTTTTCCAAGTCGTAAAAGATTAGCTAAAGATATTAATTGTCATGCAAGTTCAGTAGATAGGTGTTTAAAAGAATTAGTTAAAATAAATGCGATCCAAATAACAAGACGGCCTCCAAAAGAAAATGGAGCTAATCAAAGTAATTTATATACATTAAAAACTATACCTACTAGTACCAGTGATGATACCCCTGCTAGTGTCAGTAATAACACCGATGTTAGCCTCAAGGATGACCTAACAATAACCAATAGAACAAAAACCAATATAACAAGCGGATCACAAAAAAAGGAAAGGAAAAGAGATTTAATTTTTGAAGAGTTATGTAACCAATGCGGTATTGACTGGACTAGAGCACCAAGAGGAGAATTAGGACGAGTGCAAAAAGCTACTAAAGATTTAAAAGAAGTAAAAGCTACTGTTGATGAAATTAAATTAGTTAGCGAGTGGTATAAAACTAATTGGAAAGATATTGATATTACTCCTACTGGTATTGCAAGTAATTTTGGCCAAATATTGAAAAGAGCAGAAGTTAAAAGAGTTAAAAAGCATAATTGTGAAACTGACGGCCATAGATTTATTGATTTAGATGTAATTTTTTATTGTAATCATTGTAAAATGGAAAAGAGTAAATAATGATAAATGCACAAGATATATTACAACCTATAAATTACAATTGTAGTTTTTGCAATACATTATTAAAGACAATTTTTTTTATGCGATCTCAAATAATTCATAAGGAAACATATTTTTTTAATTTAGGAGAATATTTTGTAATAAGTTGCAGAGAGTGTTATGAGGAAAGGACTAAAAATGATAGTCGAAAAAAAGACAGTAAAACTAACAGAACTAAAACTATATCCTGATAATCCAAATCAAGGAGATGTAGGAGCAATTGCAACTTCAATAGAGGAATTTGGCCAGTTTAGAAGTATCGTTGTTAATAAAAGGACTATGGAAATACTTGCAGGAAATCATACTTATTTAGCTATGAAAATGCTAGGCAATAAAACAATAGAGGCTGAATTTGTTGATGTAGATGATATAACTGCCAAAAAAATAGTATTAGCAGATAATAGGCTTGGCGACATAAGTATGTACAATAATGATGTTTTAAAGGATTTATTAACTGATATTGCTAAAACTGATACATTAATTGGAACAGGATTTGACGGAGATGATTTAGACGCATTATTAGCTGAACTTGAAACACCTCTTGATTTAGATACTAATAAAGCAGTAGATGATAGTAAGCCAAAAAACTTTAAAAGAAAATTACCTTTAGATTTAATTTATAGTTTTAGTCCTTATGCAACTACTACATTTGTTGCTAAAGAATTTGGTTGGCTTTGCGGATCCATTAGTAAAGAGTGCCATAGATATGTTGATAAGCCTGAAATAAGAAATAGATTTGACTGGAGCCATAAAATTGAATTTATTGATAACGAGTGGAAAGGTTATAATCATGAAAGACATATTAAAGCAGTTTCGCATTTTAAACCTAAATATGCAACAACTAGAGATATTATGTCATCGGACCAATGCAGAGAAAATGATATTGAATATTATACTTTTGAACAAATTATGGACTTTGCAGAAGAAGTTGATGAATATGCTGAAAACACAATTTTAATTCCTAAATATGATTGCATTGATAAAATTCCTGAAAAATATGTATTAGGTTTTTCTGTTCCTACTTCTTATGGTGGTACTGAAGTTAATTATGAGGCATTTAAAGGCCGACCTGTTCACTTATTAGGTGGTAGTTGGAAATTGCAATTACAATATTTAGAGTTTTTTGGAGATGATGTAATTTCAATTGATAATAATTATATTTATAAAATTGGCGAATTTGGTCAATATGTTTTAGATGACGGAACTTTAGCAAGATTAGACAAAGAAATGAATTATCCTGTTGGATCCGTTAAGAGTCATGTAACATTATCAACAATTTTATCAATTACTAATATAACCAAAAAAGTGTCAGAGATGTTTCCTAATATTGAAGAAGAAGAGTAACTACTACAAAAGTACTTGATAAAGAAGTTGCCCTTTCAGAGCATAGGTATATAATTATCTTATATTAGAAATTGAGGAGTAGTTAAAATGGAAACAAAAGTAGTATTTAGGAAAGACCTAAATAAAGTCCAAGGAATACCTACAAGTATTCAAGTTCAAAATGAGGCAGGCTTTGGAGGATTTACTCACAAAGATAATTGCACTAAAAGAAATAATATAACTGTAAGATTGGTTAAATTTGATAATAAAAGTGCAATTGAAAAAAGAACACCTTGTTGTAATCATTTAAGTGGTATGACACTAAATGAATATTTTGAATTGGTAAATTAAATATGCGTAATCAACAACATAAAGTTTATAAAGCCGAAAGGCAAGTTCCTAGAACTCATAATATTTTTCCTAATGTTAAAAAACTTAATGCTAGAAAAATAGATATGGTCGAAAATCAGCAATTAGTTTTTAGTGTTGGATCACAAGGCGTAATTGAAAAAGCATATAATCCTAAAAAGGATAAATTTGAAGTTCCTGAATTTCATAATGAGGAAAGAGAGATAGACGGAGCTAATGCTAATTATGTTATAAAGTACTTTGGCCATTATAGTCGTAGAGGTAATGCAGTTTATTTTAATCATAATGAAATAAATTATGCACCTTTAGGTAAAAATGATGACACTGACTATTTAGGTTGGATTTGGGAGCAAGCCGAAAGACTTGCAAAAGAATATCCGGATCACAAATTAGAAATTGATATGAGTTACTTTGTAAGTAATGGTCGTAGTTATGTTGATAAAGAAAATGTACCTTATTTGAGAGCAGAGGCATATATTGATTTGAAAGTAATTGAAATGCAAAATGTAAATTATTGGGATAGAGCAGTCCATAATTTAAGAACTAGACATTATACAGTTAAAAATATGGACTATAAAACTACTAAAGAGATTGAGGCTTTAGTAATTCAAAGAGTTAAGGAAAAAATATTTAGTAGTTATTTTTATAAGGCTTACTTTGATAATAAAATTACTATTACAATTCCAAACTCCTATAACGGAACTTCTCATTATAAAAAATGGACTAATGAGATAGTCCTAAAAAAATGGGGAGACGATATGACTTTATTGCACGAGTTATCGCACCAAGGTAGAGGTTGCTCTAATAATCATAGCGAATACTTTACAAGCCAAATGTTAATGTTAGTTGGTCAATTCATAAGTCATAAGCAACAAATATTACTCCTGAAATCTTATCAGGAAAATGATGTTCATTGGTTAGGTAACTTCTTTCATACGCAAGAGTGCTTAGCTAAAGCAGGTATAAGTGAAAGTGATCCAATGTTTAAAAATGCTAAAGGCAATAGGACTTGTGCAAATGGTAGTACAAGAATGACTAAAAAGTTTAAGAATTGGTTAACTGAGGAAAATAGAAAGGCTAAAGTATGACACAATTAGAGGAAGTTAGAGCTTTACTTAAAAATAATCCTAATGGTGTTTGTACTACTACTTTTCTTAAGCACCATATACCAAGATTTGGTCATCATATTTGGACTTTAAGAAATGATAATTGGGATATTGAAACTCATAAATGTGATTTAGAAAATTGTTTTCATAAGTCCCAACAATATAAATATGTTTGGTCTGCAATTTATTTAAAAGAAGATAATATTCCAAACGATATTGTTATTAAACCTTTAGAAAAAGAATTAGAGGAAAGTCCTAAAGAAATAGTTCAGGAATATAATAAGCAAGACCGAAAAGAAAAAATAAGCGATATAAATAAAATGTTTGCTGAAAAAGGATTAGATATAAGGTTAAAAAATGGCTGAAAGTATTACAACAAAGCAGGGGAAAGTTAATTTATTAGACGAATTAAGAGTTGGTAATGATATTTGTTCTTATATTAATCCAAATATCCGTAGAGTAGTTTATGAGTTTAGAAAATGGGGCTTTCCAATTGAAACTATGCAATGTATGGACTCAGAGTGTATTAGTCGCAGAAAGCATGTATCATATTACTATGAGTGGGCAAGAGAATTTAGAGCCGAAAATTATAACAGACATTTTCGGAAATGAAGTAGCAATAGGTAAAGCCGAACATTTAGGCCAAGTAAGTATTTATATTTGGCATAACTTAGCACAAACACCAATAATGATTAAGTCAGAAGAAGTTGATTTAATTATTGATGAATTAATTGACCAAAAGGTCGAAGCGTTAGAAATGAAAAAAGAGATTTTAGAAGTTGATGATATGCACGTAAGTGAGTGTTGTTCAAAAATAATTTATGGTAATCCATATTCTAATTGTCCTTATTGTGATCCGCAGTAATTATGCCTAATGATATAACTGATTGGAAAGATGATGAAACTTATTCAGAGTTTAAAACTCGTAAGCACGCTGAAAGAGGCTTGCAAGGTATGGGACAAAAAAATGTTAAAAATAAAGATAATTGGACACCTAAACAAAAAATGGGGCTTAATAATAAAAATAAAGGCAGAAGAAAGCAAAATATAGCACGAAAAAAGTTAGGTATTCCTGATACTAAATTTAGAAGCCAAATGGGTCATGAAGAAAATTGGCGAGGTGAAATAAGAGCTGAAGTTAAAGCAGGTAAACAAGTACAACCTTTATGGAATAAGTATCTAAAAGCTAAAGAACAATCGGATCACAATACAAGAATAGGCGATAGTAGGCCATTTATATATATTGCTATGCCTGACGGAACAACAAATGGGCTTATTTGTTTTGAATTAGATAAGTTAGATGAAGTGATCCAAGCATTTATTGAAACTTGGCATAAAGCAGATAACCAATAAACATAAGCTTTTAGTCCTTAACAACTATGGCCGAAACATTTTTACTACCGTTAGAACTTCATCTGCGAGGTGTTTTTTTACCAATATATGGTAATGTATAAGTAAATATGGTTAATTGGGGCAGAAAGGGTATTTATGGCAAGACCAACTAAACTAACTCCTGATATAATTTCTGAAGTTAGAGGATTAGTTATATTAGGTTTAACTTATAAACTTGTATCAGAAAATTTAGGAATAAGTGAGGAAACTTTCCGTAAATGGCGTAAACAAGGTAATGAACTTATTGAGGAAAATAAAAGATTAAATACTCCATATGAAAACTTATTAAAGGAACTAGCATTAACTGTAAGAAAAGCTAATTCAGAAGCAGTAAGTAGGCGATTAGCAAGATTAGATAAAGGAGCTCAAGAGGGCAAACATCAAATAGATATGTGGTTTTTAGAAAGACGCTTTCCTGATGAATTTGGAACAAAGCAAATTGTAAAAGTTGGCAATGATAATGATGAACCTCTAAAAGTTAAATTACAATGGCCAGACCAGAAATAGAAATTGAACTACCTGACTTACACGAATTACAAAGGCAAATAGCTGAAGACGATACAAGATTTAAAATAGTTGTAGCAGGTAGGCGTTGGGGCAAAACAAGATTAGGTATTGCTATGGCTATTAAATATGCACTTGAAGGTGGCCGTGTTTGGTGGATCGCACCTACTTATCCTATGGCAATGGAGGGTTGGCGAGATATAAGGCAAATGATATATGATATTGAAAGTGCTGAATTACAAGAGGCACAAAAGTTAATTAATTTTCCTGGTGGTGGCCAATTACAAATAAAGTCAGCAGATAACCCACAAAGGTTAAGAGGTGCAGGACTTGACTTTGTTGTATTAGATGAGTGCGCATATATAAAAGAGGAAACTTGGGCTGAAATAGTAAGGCCAACCTTAACAGATAAACAAGGACACGCTTTATTTATTAGCACACCTAGTGGCTTTAATTGGTTTAGTAGGCTATTTGAAAGAGCTCAAGATAACGAAGAGTGGAAAAGTTGGCAATTTCATACAAATACAAATCCTTATATACCTAAAGATGAATTAAAAAGTGCAAAAAATGAAATAGGAAGTTTTTTATTTAGTCAAGAATATGAAGCCCAATTTGTTGAAGCAGGAGGAGGATTAATTAAACCTGATTGGTTAAGGTATTATACAATACAAGATAAAGTTGAATATAACTTTAGAGGTAATGAGGAACTAAATACTTATTATAAATTTGGATCACAAGAAGTAAAAGAAAAAGAACTTACAATATATACTTGCGTAGATTTAGCAACAAGTACAAAAGAAACTGCTGATTATACTGCAATAGTTACAGTTGGCGAAAGTAAAAATAATGAACTATTTGTTTTAGATGTTACTAGAGCAAGAGTAGAGGCACCTGATATTATTCCATTAATAGGAACAGTTATTAATAAATATAAACCAGTATTTGTAGGAATTGAAAAAGCAGGCTTTCAATTATCAATTATTCAAATGGCAAGACGGCAAGGAATACCAGTAAAAGAATTAAGAGCTGATAAAGACAAAGTTAGCAGAGCATTGCCTTTAGGTGCTAAGATGGAGGGAGGAAGTGTCTATTTTAATAGGAGTGCTAGTTGGTACTCTGAATTGGAAAGGGAGTTACTGCAGTTTCCTTTAGGCGAACATGACGACCAAGTAGATGCTTTGGCGTATGCAGTAGCGGAAACGATAAGGAAAAAGAGATATGTCGCTTACTAAGATTTGTGCAATATGGGGTACTACTCCTTTAGTAAGTTGGGACAACTCGCTTAGCCTCGTATTGCACTAAGGAGATTATGGCAGAAAGACGAAGTTTTAGAGATATAATAAACCAAGTTAGGTTTAGTAATAATAGGGATCGCAAATATTATACTGGTAATTTTTTTGCTAGTGATAGCACATATGGTAATAACAATACATTTATTCAAGGTTGGAATACTGCAGCAGGCGAATTTGATTTAGACGGATTAGGAAATGGTCAAAGTAATTCAATAGCAGTTGCTTGTTTACAAGTATTAGGAATAAGTTTTTCAGAAGCAACATTAAAAATAGTTACAAAAGATATTGAGGGTAATACACAAGATATTCCTAATCATCCATTTAGTTTATTAATGAGAAGACCAAATATGTATATGTCGGGAGATGTAGTGCAACAATACATTATCAATGCTATGCACGTTTGTGGCGACGCTTATTTATTAAAGCAAAGAAATGAAAGTGGCGAATTAGTTGCACTATATCCTTTAATGCCTGAACAAGTAACACCAAAAGGTAATGAAGAAGAATTAATTACTCACTATATTTACGAAATGGATAGTGGAAAAGTTATTATACAAAAACAAGATTTAGTCCATTTAAGATTAGGTTTGGATCCCAATGACCACAAAGTAGGATTTAGTCCATTAAAAACAGTATTAAGAGAAGTTTATGGCGATGAAAGTGCTGGCCAAATGGCAACTGCATTATTAGCTAATATGGGTGTTCCAAGTGTAATGATTACACCAAAAGATGAATACGGACCAAGTGCAGAGGAAGCTGAACAAATTGCTAAAAAATACCAACAAAAAGTAGGTGGTAAAAATAGAGGTAAGCCATTAGTTATGAGTGGTGCAATGAACGTAGAAAAATTATCATTTAGTCCAAAGGATTTAGATTTAGGATTATTAAGGCAATTACCTGAAGAAAGAATATCAGCAGTGTTAGGTGTTCCTGCTATATTGGCCGGATTAGGTGCAGGTTTAAGAAATGCTACTTATAGTAATGCAAAAGAACTAAGAGAGTTTTTTACTGAAAATAAACTTATACCTTTATGGCGTATGGTAGGAGAGGAACTAACACAACAAATATTAATTAAGGAATATGAAGTAGATAGTACAACAAGTGCCGAATATGATTTTAGCGAAGTAAGGGCATTACAAGCTGATGTTAATGATATGTATCAAAGATTAGATGTAGGAGTTCAAGGCGGTTGGATCACTATTGCTGAAGCAAGACAAAGTGTAGGACTACCAACAACTCCGGACCAAGAAGTTTATTTAATACCTATGAACGTAAATATAATACATGGCAAATTAGAGCCACCTGCTAATCCTGAACTACCTCAAGCACAAAGTGATCCGCAACCAATTACAGAAGACGACGATGAAAGTTTAGATACAAGTAACAGTTCAATTCATACAATTGAAAAAGTAGAAAACCAATTTTGTGTTTATGATAACGAAACAGGCAAAAATTTAGGTTGTTATCCTACTAAAGAGTTAGCAAAAGATAGATTAAACCAAATTAGTCGTTATGGCTTATGATGACTTAGACTTTACTATTCCTCAAGGTGCTAAAGAGGAAGCACGAAGAGGACTAGATTGGGTAAGCGAATATAACAGAGGTGGAACTTCAGTAGGTAGGAATTCAGCTAGATATATACTTAATAATTCAAAAGCTGGACCTCAAAAAGTAAGACATATAGCTAAATATTTTCCAAGACACGAAAGCGATAAGACAGGTCAAGGTTGGAGTCCGGGTGAGGACGGATATCCAAGTAATGGCCGAATAGCTTGGGCATTATGGGGTGGCGAAGCAGGTAAAAGGTGGAGTAGTAAATTAGTTAATGCTATGAATGCTAGAGATGAAAAAGTAAATACTGCTTTAGAGTTAATTGATAGGCGTAATCATTTAAGGCAAATAGAAATAGATAAAAGAACTACAAGGTTTGAAAGTTTTGAAGTTAAGGAAAAGATTTGGACTAGTTATGATATGTTACTTGAAAATTGGGACTTTACATTAGGTCAAGAATATTATCAATTACTATCTAAACAGGTAAAAGGTATAACTAAAATATTTGCTGAACAAGGAACTAATACAAGTGGTGTTATAAGTATTGTTAATTCATATATCGATAGAAATACAACTAAAGAGTGGAGCGATAAATTAATAGATTTATATATAAGCCAAATAATTGACTTTGCATACTTTGAAATAGAATTATTAATGCCTAAAGAGTTAAAAGTAACAGTTGATAATACAGTATTTAGTCCAAGTGAGCAGGAACAATTAATGAGAGCAAGGAGGCGTAAGCCAAGAAATGAAGTGATTCAAGAGGGCTTTTATCCTTTAAGAAAAAGAGGAGTACCTTTACCAATTGATACAACAGTATATAACAGAAGTGCAAATGCGTTTGTTAAGGATAGGTTAGATACTTTATTGCCAGAAATGAGTAAAACTATGAAAACAAATGTAAATAGGGCATTAAGAAAAAGTTATGATGAAGCAATAAAATTAGGCTTAACAGGTAGAGATTTTGAAAGATATGTTACGAAAGGAATAAGTGAGGTATTAGGTAAAAAGAACTTAGGTAGGGCTATGAATATAGCAAGAACAGAAGGAACTGCCTTATCTAATTGGGGTATGGAACAATCTGCTAAAGCAACTAATTTAATACTTGGTAAAGAGTGGATAACTCGTAGGGACGGATTAGTTAGAGATGCGCATTTGTTTATGGATAATGTTAGAATACCTCAGGACGATGTATTCAATGTCCAAGGCTATGCTATGAAAAGGCCGGGAGATAGTAGCGGAGGAGCACCTGCAGGACTAGTATGTAATTGTAGGTGTACTTTAGTTTTTCATGAGGAGAAAATATGAAAAAAGATTTAAAATTTAAAACGGCACAATTGAAAACTACTAATGAAGTAGAGGGTAAAGTTGAAGCAGTTTTTTCTAAATTTAATGAAATTGATAGCGATAATGATGTAGTACTTCCGGGATCCATTAAAAGTGGCTTTGGCGATAAAGGAGTTGCAATGGTATGGGCTCATGACTGGAAAGATGTAATTGGGCGTGGCGAAATAGAACAAGATGATGATAAAGCAGTTTTTAAAGGCCAATTTATAATGGACACTGAAAGAGGCAGAGACGCTTATAACACAGTTAAAGCTATGGGAGATTTACAACAATGGTCTTTTGGTTTTGAAATTAAAGAGTCTGAAAATGGTATGTTTAAGAAAGACAATGAGGAACAAGAAGTAAGATTTCTTAAAGATGTCAGAGTTTGGGAGGTTAGTCCAGTATTAGTTGGTGCTAATCAAAACACTCGTACATTAGCAGTTAAAAATGAAAATAAGGAACTATTAGGAGATGACCTTTATACAACAATTGAGGAGGCCGAGGCTAGAGCAATTGAGTTAGGTTGTAATGGTTATCACGAACACGAACAAGACGGAGTAACAGTTTATATGCCTTGTAATAATATGGACGATTATACTGCAGCAACCGAAAGAGAACATGAAGACGCAGATGAGGGCGAATTGACCTTAGTATCTGCTAGCAATACAAGTTTGGAAAGCGGATCACAACAAAAAGGTCTGACTTTTCAAGAAGAAGTAAATAAGGTGCTAATCACTTTAGTTGCTTTGGTAAAACGAGCTAAGGAGCTTACTGCCTTGCGAGTTAAAAAAGAAAAGACATTGTCAAAACAATCAGTTGAGGCATTAACGGAACTACAAGATGAAATACAAGGAGTATATGCAGATATAGATACCTTATTAACAGTTGCAGGACCTGAAATAGACGAAATTGATAGTACGACATTGTTACTGGAAACAGAAAAAGTACTAATGGAAACATTAGACGAGACATTATAGGAGAAATTATGAGTGAAAAACTTAATGCAATGAAAAAAGAACTCAATGCACTTAGGGAGTCCACTATGAACGAATTCAAAGAAGTCGATACAGTAGATTTTGACTCTGAGAAAAAAGAAGAGTGGGCAAAGCGTAATGAAAAAATGTCTGAATTAGTACAATCCATAAAAGAAGCTGAAAAAATAAATGCTGAAAAGAAAGAGATTGAAGACGCAATTGAAGCAGGAAAAACAGTAGAGCCAAAAGCAATACATTTTGAAAAGCAACAAGAAGCACCTAAAACTCTTGGAGGTCAGTTTTTAGATTCAGACGCTTATAAGGCATTTGCTGATAACGGACAAAAGAACATTACATCTGAACTCTCATATAACTGGGGTACAAAAGCTGATACAACTGAATCAACAATGCCACCTCCAGTAGTAAGAGCTCCTCGAATTCAAGAGAGCGCACAAGATGATCCTTTTGCGATCCCTAACTTAATTGATACAATCACAACTGACCAATATCAATATAAGTATCTCGAGGAAACAACTTTTACTAATGCTGGTGGAGCAATTGCTGAAGCAGGAACATATCAAGAAGATACTTTAGCATTTACTGAAAGAACTGAAAATATTAGAAAATTAGGTTCTTTCATACCAATGACAGAGGAACTTTTAGCTGATATGGCAGCTGCCCAAGGATATATTGATTCAAGACTAAGATTTATGGTACAAGCTAACATTAGCGACCAAATCATTGGTGGATCAGGTTCAGGAGCAAACTTAACAGGTATCTTGAATAAAACTGGAATAAATACATTTAACTATTCCTCTTTTTCAGGAAACCTAAAAAGAATTGGCCAGGTATTTGAAGCAATCACTGAAATTCAGAAAGATGCATTCATGCAACCTGACGCAATTTTATTGCACCCTAGCGACTGGTATCAAATAGTAACTGAAGTCAATGCAGTAACAACAAGTGGAGCTTTAAATCCATTATTTGTTGGTGCAGGAAACTTTGGTGGCGGAGTTGCAGCAACCCTTTGGGGCTTGCCAGTAATTCCTACTACTGAACTATCCGCAGGAACTGCATTAGTAGGTGTATTTGGTGGAGGACAAGCTATTCATATTGTCGCAAGACAAGGTATGGAAGTTTCAATGTCTGATAGCCATGACGCAAACTTTGTAAAAGATATTGTTGTAATGAAAGCTTCTGTTAGATTAGGACTACCTATCTACAGACCAACTGCTTTCTGTTCAATAACAAATATCTAAGATAAACTTAGATTATGGTAACTCGCTTGGACTGGGCAACTAATTCAGGCGAGGCACCATTAGGAAAGGATAAAATGGCATTTACATTAAAAAAAGATGTTTGGGTAGATGATGAAGGCAAAGTAGCCGAGTCAAATGGCGACATACCTAAAGGTTGGCGAAAAGGTAAATTACTTGGCCGTGCAGGACAAGAAGTATCTGATATGCAAGCTAAAGAGTGGGGACTAAAAGACACTAAAGCTAAAAAGCCAGTTGAAAATAAAGGTAAGTAATAAGTAATGGCTATCGTTAATGGCTATTGCTCACTTGCAGAATTAAAAACATATACAGGCATTAGCGGTAGCGGACAAGATGAAAATTTAGAAAACGCAGTGGAAACTGCAAGTCGTGAAATAGATAGAATATGCAATCGTATATTTTACCAAACTAGCTCACAAGATAGGTATTACACACCTATTGAAAAATATCAAGTATTAGTAGATGATATAAGTACAACTTCAGGTTTAGTAGTAAAAATAGATGATAATGATGATGGATCACATAATAAAACTTTAACAATTGATACTGATTTTTATTTAACACCAGTTAATGTAACTGATACTAATTTACAATATCAACCTTATACTTGTATAAAAATTTTAAAAGATAGAAGTAGTGAAAGATTTGACCCTCGTATAGTTAAACAATTAAAAGTAACTGCTGCGTTTGGTTTTTCCTCTCCACCTGACGCAATAAAACAAGCTACATTATTACAGGCTACTAGATTATTTAAACGCAAAGATAGCCCTTTTTCAGTTTATGGTTCGGACCAAACAGGCAATATTGAATTGTTGAATAGATTTGATCCAGACGCTATGAAAATAATTAAAGGCTATATTAAAAGAACTTTATAATGGCCGGTACTGGAACTTCAGTTAAAGTTACTGGTTTAAGTCAATTAAAAAAGCGGATCGCATTAGGTGGATTAGCTTATACACCAATTAGAAAATTTTATAACGAATATGGCAAAGCAGTAAAAGATGAGGCTAAAGCAGTATTAGACCAATATGATAAAAATGATACTGGAGCTTTAAAGTCAAGTATTAAATATACTCGTAGAACTGCACAAGTTGGTGCTTTACCTAAAGGTGTTAAAGTAATGGCTACCGCTAAACACGCAAGTTATGTTCATGGAGATGTTAAAAAAGCTTTTGCAGGAAAATATAAGGAAAGTCCTAATTGGACTAGAACTAAGCCTCATTTTCCACCAGTTAGGGCATTAAGAGGTTGGGCTGAAAGAAAAGGAATTAATCCATTTTTAGTTGCTAGAGCTATAAGTATAAAAGGAACTCCAATTGTTCCATTTTTAAAAATTGCTTATGATAATAGCGAAGATAGTAGAAAAACATTATTGTTATTAGCAAGTAAAAGAATTGAAACAAATTTTAAAAAAAGTAGAAAAGGTAAAATATAATGGCTAGTTTAACTGATATTAGAAATGGTATTAAAACTAATTTAGCTAACATTACTTCATTATCAGTATATGGATATGTTCCAGATAGCATTGAACCACCTACTGCGGTAATTGGTGTAGTAGATAATGTTAATTACGATAGTACCATGCAGAGAGGTGCTGACACCTACGAAATACCTGTTTTCCTCTATGTAAGTCGTGTTGATGCACAAGATAGCCAAGAGACTTTAGACGCTTATTTAAACAGTTCAGGGGCCAGTAGTATTAAAGCACAATGTGAAAGTGATTTAACTTTAGGTGGCGTTGCAAGTTCAGTTAGAGTTATTGAGGCAGACAACTACGGTGTGTATAATGTAAATAACATAGATTATTTAGGTGTAGAATTTACAGTAGAGGTAATAGCATAATGTTTGAAGTTAAAGTTGGTATTGAAATAGGAAAAGAATACTTTGAAGCTGGATCACTTGTGCCGGAAAATAAAATACCTAAAAAAAGTAAAAAGTGGTTATTAGACCAAGGAATAATTGCAAAAGGTTTTGATAAAAAAGAATTTGTTAAAGAGGAACTTAAAAAAGATTTAAAAGTAGATGATTACGATACAGAATTTGAGGAGGAATAATGCCAAAAGGTAGTTATGGAAGTGGAAGTGGCGGTCGTCGTAGGCGTGGCCGTAGGAGAAGAAGACGAGGTATGAGATAATGGACTGTTGTGGTCAAGGTTGTTGCGGAGGTAGATAGTGGCATTTGTACATGGTAAAGATGTAGTTATTTATGTTAATGCAAGTAATTACTCAACATATTTTAATAATGCAGATAGTACGCAAACTGCGGACATAGCTGAAACAACTACATTTGGTAATAGTAATAAAACTTATGTACCTGGAGAAAAAGACGGAACAATAAGTTTAGGTGGATTATTTGACGCAACTTCAGACGGAGTATTACAACCTTTATTAGGTGGAGCTGATTTTAATTTAGTTATTGGTTTAGACGGAGTAGCAACAGGAGATAGAAATACATTTGGTAAAGGTAACATAAGTAATTATGCAGTATCTAGTCCAGTAGGCGATGTAGTTGCTACAAGTATTGATGTGCAACCTGATAATGGCCTTTTTTCGGGAGTTGTTATTACTAATTCTGCTTTTACAACAACAGGTGCGCAAGGAAGTGCAGTAGATAATACTTCAAGTACTACCGCAGGTGCAGGAGCTTTTTTAATTGTTACTTCAGTTAGTGGGACAAGTCCAACTGGAGATGTAAAAATACAACATAGTGCAGATAATGTTACTTATGCTGATTTGATTACATTTACGCAAGCAACTGGGGCAACAAGCGAAATAAAATACGTAGATAAAGGAACTACTATTAATCGTTATGTAAGAGTACATAACACTATTGGTGGTAGCTCAACACCTACTATAAATGCTATAGTAGGATTTGGAAGAAACAATTAAGGAGAAATATGGCATTTGTACATGGATCAGATTCGGTTTTTAAACTAGACAATGGTTCTGGATCACTAACTGATGTAAGTTCGTATGTAAATAATGTTGATTTTCCTCAGACCGCAGATGTTGCTGAAACAACAACTTTAGGGGCTAGCAATAAAACCTACATTGTTGGACTTAAAGACGCAACTATCTCATTATCAGGACTATGGGACGCAACAGCAGACGCAATATTCGGTGCAGTTGTTGGCCAAAGTGCAACATTATCATTTGAATACTCTCCAGAGGGTACTGCAAGTGGTAAAGTTAAATATACTGGCGAAGCAATAATGACAAGTTATTCTAAGTCAAGTCCTGTTGGAGATGTCGTAGGATATTCAGCAGATTTACAAGTTACAGGAGCAGTAACACGCGGAACTCACTAAATTTATAAATAAGGAGTAAAATGAAAAGATTAAGTGTAGAGGGCATTAAAAGTTTGCCTGACGTCCCAACAAAAGAAGTAAAAATAGACGAGTGGAATTGCACTATTGAAGTGCAAGGTATTTCTAAAGCTATGCAAGTTGAACTTGGTAGGCAATTAGAGGACGGCGATACTGACGCATTTGATTATCAAAAAGAATTATTAAAAGTTTGTGTAAGTGATCCCAAATTATCTGATGATGATATTGATGAACTTTATAAAAAAGATAGCAAAGTAATAGATAAAATATTTTTAATAATTAACGAGGTAAACGGCATAGGAGGTTCTGCGGAAGCAGATAACTTTCCTAACGAATAACGACAACTTATTTCAATTTAAACTTGCTAGAGAGTTAGGCATGACTGTGGGCGAACTAACTACTAAAATGAGCAATAAGGAATACAACCAGTGGATAAAATATTACAACTGGGAGATTACGGAAAGAAATAAGGTTATAGCTATGCAAGAAGCTGAAAATAAGAAAAGGAAACAAAAATAATGGCAATGGCAGATATTGCTATAAATATAGTTACCAAAGGTGCTGAATTAGCAAAAAGACAACTTGCAGGTATTGGATCTCAAGGTGGAAAATCAGGAAAAAGTTTAGGTAAATTTAGTGCTGCCGTAAAGGTTGCAGGACTTGCGTTAGCAGTAGGTTTAGCTAAAGGTTTAACAAAAGCTACTCAAGAATTTATTTCTTTTGATGATAAGATGACACAGTCATTAGCCATTATGGACACAACAGTAGTTCAACAAGAGGCTATGAAAAAGGCTGCACTTGAAACTTCAAGGACTACTCGTATTAGTGCTGACCAATCAGCTGAAGCATTTTTCTTTTTAGCGTCAGCAGGTTTAAATGCTGAACAATCTGTAGCTGCCTTACCACAAGTTGCAAAATTTGCACAAGCAGGTATGTTTGATATGGCTACTGCTACTGACTTAGCAACTGACGCACAATCTGCTTTAGGTTTATCAGTTGATGACGCACAAGCTAACTTAAATAATTTAACAAGAGTAACTGATGTATTAGTAAAAGCTAATACCTTAGCTAACGCAAGTGTGCAACAGTTTTCTGAAGCATTAACTACTAAAGCAGGTGCTGCCTTAAAAGTAGTTGGTAAAGATGTTGAGGAAGGTGTTGCAGTATTGGCTGCCTTTGCAGATAGAGGTGTTAAAGGTGCTGAGGCTGGCGAAAAGTTAAACCAAGTATTAAGAGATATACCAAGAGCTACTGCTAAAAATAGTGAGGAGTTTGCCAAACTTGGTTTAGAAATGTTTGATAGTCAAGGCAATATGAAAAATGTTGCTGATATAGTCGAGGAACTAGACGGAGTATTAGGACCAATGTCTGATGAAATGAAAGCGGCCACCTTAGACCAATTAGGGCTTAATAGAGGTGTTGCTGACGCAGTTAAAATATTATCAGGTGCAGGCGACCAAATAAGACAGTATGAGGCTGATTTAAGGCAATCAGGTGGTACAACTGAAATGGTTGCTGATAAACAAATGGGATCGCTTAAGGCACAAATAGATTTAATGAATAACGCATTTTCTGAATTAGGAATACTTATTGGCGAAATAATTGCTCCTGCCTTAACTGCAATGGTGCAAAAAATTACTAAAGTAACTCAAGGATTTAGCAAATTTATAACAAAACAAAAAGAAACACATAAAAGGATGAAAGAAGCAGCTGATGAAATTGATAGGAATGTAGGACTATATGGTACAGATTTACCAAGAGCATACAATGCTTATGGAGTATCAGTTGAAAAAACTACTGATTTAGTAACGGATCATAGAAGTGCAACACAAAAAGCTATAGATTCGGCTCGTGAATTAGATAGAGTACAAACAAATTATGCTACAACACAAGATATTATTAATGAAGCTTTAAAAAATCACACTAGGGAAACTGAAGAAAATACTGAAGCAGTAAAAGAGGCAACTGAAGCGGAAATGGAAAGAATTAAAAACATTAACCAAAACGCTATAAGTGCATTTGATAAATTACAAAGAGCACAACGCAACCTAAATGATATATATAAAGAGCAAGAAGATTTATTAACGGATCGCAAGAAAGCTAGCAAGTTAGTAAGTAAAGCAGAAAAGGAACTAGCTGACGCAAATGACTTTGTTACGGAGGCACAATTTGAACATATAAGGGCAATGGAAGAAGCTAAAAAAGTAACATTAGAAGAAGAATTAGCTATATTAAGGCAAACAAAAGCAGTTCAAGACCTTGAACAAGCCGAGGAAAAGAATAAAATACAGGAAATTGAACTAGCTTTAGCTAAACAAAAACTTACTGAATTAATCAAAGCAAGTACTAGTGCTGATAGTGAGCAGTTAGATAAGAAAAGGCAATTAGAAAGAGCATTAGATGAACAAAAACGAGCAGAGGAAAATTTAACTAAGGCACAGGAATTATTAACTGAAGCAACAAGAGATTACAACGAGGCTACTGCTCAAACACCTGAAAATATATTAAAAATAGCACTAGCTAAAGAAGAGCTAGATAAAGCTATGGCAGACGCAGAGGCATTAGGAACATTTGAGGAACTATTTAAAGCTATGGTAGATAAAACAGGCATGCAATTAGATAGATTAAGGGGCCAGTTTTTAAATTTATTTAATGGCGAAGTACCAAGTACTGCTACTGGTGGTGGTGGTAATAATGGCGGTGGTGGAGATGTCTTTGATACTGGAGGAGGTCTTGGAGGTGGTGGTGATGTTCCACCTGCAGTAGTAGATCCAGTTAGCGCAATGGATAGGATTGGCCAAACAGCAGGAGTAACAACTATTTTACATTTACAACAAGAAAATAATATTCAAAGTAATGACCCAGACGCAGTTGCTATGGCTATATTAGAAGCCCAAAGGCGAGGTATAAAGGTTATATTATGAGTGTTGCTTTTGATAGCAATGTTAATTTAACCGTTCAAATAGGTTTTGATAGCGAACCTTTCGATAGTAGCCAAAGTTTTACTGATATATCGCAATATGTTCGTAATATATCAATATCGCGCGGAAGAAGTAATGAATTAGGACAATTTACTGCAGGGACTTGTGAGTTATTATTATCAAATACTGATAATAGGTTTAATCCTACTCAAACAACAAATTATTATGACTCCGCTAATGGTAGGACTAAAATACAACCATTAAAGACAGTAAAGGTATCAGCTACATATGATTCAGCTACTTATGTTCTTTTTTATGGTTTTTTAGATACTATTCCAGTTAAATATCCTGCTAAAGGTGCAGATAGTACTACACAATTTAGGGCTATTGACGCATTTAAAATATTTCAAAGTCAAACAATACAATCAGTGGGTTGGAAAATAGGTCAAAGTGGTTTTAGTGAGTTAGGAAGTTCTACTAGATTAGGTTATGATGACGTACAAGAATTGACTTCTAATAGAGTAACTAGGTTATTAGACTCTATTGGCTTTCCTAGTTCAATGCGAACAATTAGTACTGGAACATTACAAATAATTACACAAGCTATAACAACTAATCTTTTAACTGGCTTACAAGAGTGCGAAACTGCTGAAAATGCTCAATTTTTTATTGGTGCTAATGGCAATGCAGTATTTAGAAATAGAGATTATAAATTAAGTAATGCTAAAGCAACAACAGTACAAGCAACTTTTGATAATAGCGGTAGTAATTTACCTTTTAAAAATGTTGAAACAAGTTTTGATACTAATGAAGTTAGAAATGTTTATGAGTGGACAAGAGATAGCGGATCACAACAGTATGTAGCAGACGCTGATAGTGTAAATAGATATACTGCAAAAACTAGCACACAGACTACTAAAAATATATCAGACTCTAATGTTTTATCAATTATTCAACAAAAATTAACTGAAACTTCAACACCGATTGAAAGAATTGATAATTTAACTATTGATCCAAGAGATAATACTTCTTTATGGCCAAAAGTTTTAGGACTTGAATTCGGAGATAGAGTAAAGGTTAATATAACAAATCCAAATAGTTCAACATTTAGTGATGAAGTATGGATAGAAAGTATAACTCATAATATTGATAGTAGTAATCAAAAATGGCAATATAAATTAAATCTTAGTCCTGCAGGGTCATCTGCTTGGGTACTTGGACAAGCTAAGTTAGGCGAGGGAACTAGATTTGCTTATAGTTAATGCTAAGATAAGAATAGATATATCAAGGAGATTTTTAAATGCCTAGTGGTTTTAAAGTATGGACAACTGGAGAGTTAGTTAATGCTAGCGACTTCAATAATTATATTCAAGAGCAAGTAATAATGGGCTTTGCTGATTCATCTGCTAGAGATAGTGCAGTTAGTTCGCCTGAGGAAGGCATGTTTTGCTTTTTAAAAGACTCTAATACTTTACAATTTTATAACGGAAGTAGTTGGGCAAGTTTTATAGGAGACGGCGATATAACAGGTGTAACTATTACTACTAATGCTACAGGTGGTTTGTCAGGTGGTACTACTGCTACTTCAGGTGCTTTTACTTCAACATTAACATTTACACCAAATGGATTAAGTGCAGGTGCAGTAAATGTAGCAAACGATAGTTTTGTAATAATAGACGCAGATGATAGTAATAATCCTAAAAAAGAAAGTATTGCAGATTTAGCAACTGCAATGGCAGGAAGCAATTTAACTGCTTCATCAGGTCAATTAAACGCAAGTGCTGGTGTAACATTAGGATTAGTTTTAGCTCTTAGCTAGGAAAGGAATAAGATATGGCAGATACTTTACACTCAGTCCAAGGAGTTTTAGGAACTTCAGCAGGAGATATTGTTGATGCAGTACCAAGCTCAACTACTGAAACAGTAATTGGTATTTTAGTTTCAAATGTTAGTGGAACTAGCGCAGATGTAACTATTGATTTAAGTGTAACAAAGTCAGGTGGATCACTAAGACATATTTTAAATAATGTGTCATTACCATTTGGAACAACAATTGAGATCCAAACTAAAATTACATTGGAAACAGGAGATAAGTTACAAGGACTATGTTCGGCAGCGTCAAGTGCGGAATATAATGTATCATTTTTGCGACAAACCTAAAGGAGTTAATTTATGGCTTACTTAGGTACGCAACCGAATAACGTAAAACAAAACATTGGCTTATATACGCCTAGTGAAATATTACAACTAACAAAAGATGGTAGTTGGGGTGGTAGTTTAGAACTTATACAAACTGAAACTATTAGTGGTGCAACTTCATCTATAAACTTCACAAACATTAAAGGTACAAATTATGATGTTCATTTTTTAACTATTTTAGGTTATGAAACTAATGGTGGTGGAAGTGAATTGGTGTCAATAAGATTTTCAAATGATGGTGGAAGTACTTATGAAAGTAGTAACTATCAAAATGCACAACAAGTATGTGCAACAGGTGGTACATTTTCTGAAATAAAAGGAACAAGTGATAGTGCTATTGGACTAAGTTACACAAATAATACTGAACAGAGTAACAATTATGTTTATTTATATAACTTAAATAACTCTAGTAGTTATTCATTTGCAACTTTTCAAGGTATGAAAGAGGGTGCAGATATTGCTTTTGGTGGTGGTGTTTATGCAGTTGCAGAAACTATAAATGCTTTACAAGTTTTAACAAGTGTTGCTTGTGATAAAGCCACTATAAAACTTTATGGGATAAAAGAGATATGAGTAACTTAAGATTAATTAATGAAACAACAGTTAGTAGTACAGTTACTTCTGTAAATGTTACAGATGTATTTACAAATGATTTTGATATTTATAAAATTGTTTCATCTAATACAGTTTCAGATACAAATACTTCTGATTTAGATATGAGATTTATAAATTCAAGTGGATCAGTTATATCAAGTTCCATTTATGAATATGCCTATTTAAGAGTTAGGGCAGATAGTTCTTTTAATGAAGTGCGTTCAACAGGGGATAGTGATATACAAGTTGGTTTTGGACAAGTCAATACTGCAACTTCAAATGGTATTGTAGGATATGTGTTCAATCCATTTTCATCAAGTTCTTATACTTTTTATCTAATGCAAAGTGGGCAAATGAGTGGTACTAATTTTAGAGCTATAAAACAAATAGCTATCTTAGAACAATTAAGTTCTATTACAGGTGTTCAATTAGTTGTAAATGGTGGAAATCTTACTAATGCAAAAATTAGAACTTATGGACTAAGGGTTGATA